TCATTATTATTCCAAGTTTTTCGACCCCACCCTCTATTGATTTCAGTTTCGATGCCTTCTTCACCAACATTAGTTTGTAATTGTGAACCTGAAACGGCTACAGTTGTATCTTGTAAATTACCCCAACCACCTACGCTAGAGTTCCATACTTGTCCACCCCAACCAAATTCTGGAAAGGCAGTTACACTACTTATAGATGAATTTAATTGTATACCAGTTACATTTATATCATTTTCTATAGTGCCCCAAGAATTTGTATTCCAACCTAATGCACCCCAAGTATTTTGAGTAATATCAATTTCTCCACCCATTCCAATACCGTGAATGTAACATGCGTAGTAAAAAGTTGTGTCACTTGCTGGAGTTACTTCTACGTATCTCGTTGTAGCTGCGTTAAATGTTGAGGTGTTAAAGTAATCAGCTTGAGATGCTGCACCATCAAGATAATAGCTGACACCAGTAGAATAAACGTTAGATTGTGGGCTTGAAGTTTGTGTTGCGAAAAATAATGGGTGATTGTCGTTAGTGTTATCAGATTGATCAAATCTTAAAGTTCCACTTTTGACCCAAGATAGATCTATATCTCTTGTTCCATCTAAGTAATAAACACTACCAGTTGCTCCTCCACCTAGATATAGGCTGCCCGTTGCTACGGTAACGGTGTAAGTAAGTTGTGCCATAACACCGGGCTCCTAATTATGCGATTCTTATAATAGCTTGTGTGTTATTTGGGTTAGGAAACTGAATCGTAAAAGTTCCTGACGTAGCTGTTTTATCTGAGCCAAAGTCCAATACACAAACAGATTTGTTACTGTCCGAAGTGTTATAAATTAAAGCGCCTCTTGCTGTTAATGTTACACCTGTAAAAGATAAGTCACTAAAATCTACGAATGCTACTGTTCCTTGTGTTGAAACAAGAGCGTTTACTAATAATCCTCCACCTTGCGTGTATTGACCAGTGTTTGAAACTTGGTTTCCAGAACTATCTCCTGGGTAAACTGTTGTATCTGCTCCAATAGATGCTTGTGAAGTGTATAAAGCTAATTTAAATTTATCACCTGAAGTAGGTGTAAAGTTATGAACTCCTTCAAGAATTTCCTCTTTGAACGAGTTTGTAATTGCGTTAGTTGTTATTGCCATTTTATTCTCCTATAATTTTATGGTGATGGCGAATCGATTTTTACTCTCGGCACTCCATCAGTATACTGACCTCTACGTCTTGAACCCATTTGCTCAAGGGCAAAAGCCTCTAATGCTTTATCATACCTTGTTTTATATAGATTGTACATATCAAGGGGACCTTTTAAATAAGAAAAACACTCTACAAGCACTCCATATAATAAAAGATTCTGAAATTGATCCGATAACATAGTGGTAGTAGAGGAATCAAAATGTGGTGGGTTCTTAACATATTGTATTTGTATTGCCAAAGCTGAGGATGGTGTAGGTGCAACTATTATGTTTTTATCATTGTATACAGCATAATACTTAGGAATCCCAGTTGATCCGTCAGGATTAAATTCTGCAATAAAAGTTTGATCTCTTTTTTCTAAAAATATTTCAGATCCACTATTTGTTATTTTAACAGCTCTTAAATATTTAAGATCTCCTGGGAGACTTACTGCTCTATTACTTGAAGTGAATGTTGAATTAGAATATTTTCTCAAATCACTATAGTCAACTTTACTAGCTATATCCAATTCTGTATTTGTAATAAATTGATCTATTAGGCTATCCGATAAAACAGTGCTACTAACTTCAGTGTAGTTTCGTACTTGTGTTAAAAAATTTGTGTATGTTATAGCCATTATGTTATTACTATTGTTACTGGGTTAACTAAAGATGTTAATTGTCTTCTTCTATTTTGTAGCGATGGATCTCTAGGCTCCATACTCTGTTGGCTAGTATCTAAACCATTTGTATTTATCTCTGTTGTAAAAGTTTCAAAAGCAAAATCTCCTGGTAAAGTTAAATTTGCAACACCTACAGAGGCACCTCCTGAATCAGAAAATGTGCTATCACCATCAACCAAAAATTTTTGAGATGGTTGTTGAAATTTTATGTTTCTTGGATTTTGTAAAGCAATTGCATCACTTACTGCATATCTTCTTCTTATTTGTGGTTGTTTTGGTTCATACTCTGAATAGTGAACTAAAGAACCATTCCATTCTTTAACCATTTCATCATATGGAAAAGCCATTCCTGATCTATCTGATATTGCTAATGATCTTCTGCCTGAAGCGTATTTTGCCATAATTATAATCCGTTAGGATAAAAAGATTGTGGTGTTATATACGTAGATGTTCTTTGACCATCTTCATCTAACGCCCTTTTCAATTCATCTTCATATATTAATTTATTTTGTTGCACTAAGTTTGGATTTTTTTTCATAGATAAGTAATATGCTAATCCAGAACACATACACGGTAAAAATCTGTAAGCCACATCAGCTTGATTGGTATATGCACCCGCATCCTCTATTCTTTTAACTATATAATATTTTAAAGTTGTATAAGTATTCAAATCAGGCGCTTGATATAAAAATATTTTCGGTGTTGTTTCTCTTTGAACGTAATATTGAGAAGGTTGTCCAGTTGCAAGTTTGTTAGGTAAGGCTGCATAAGTTGATCTGTCAATTTTTGTTAACGATACATCTTGGGTACTAGAACTGTTTGATGCTGCTGCTGTTGAAGAAACAAAAGCTTCAAGCACGTCACTTGTTGTTGAAGGAGTAGTATACTCAGCTTGTCCTGATACTAAAGAGTTTTCGACCAAAGCTACTTTCCATAAATGAACACCTCTGTTACCCCACTCAGAAAATAATAAATTTAAACTTCTTCTAGCAGATTTTAAATCATATCCAGAATTAGTTCTAATAGCACATCTTTCATATGCTTCTTCTATAATATCATCAATATTTAAATCAAATGTTGTTGATCCTGATGTTGCCATTAAATAACTCCTCTATAATAATCTATCATACCACCTGTGCTTCTTTTAGCAAAAGTTTTTACATTAGTTGGTTTAGGTCCCACATTGGCAGCTGCCCGTTTCCTGGCAACGGCAGACTTTCTCTGCCCCTCTGACATTCGTCTTGCTTTCGCTAGAGGTACGCATTTTGGATACTTCCGTTTCGCATCCGCTTTCTGTTTCGATCTTCCACACTTTGCGAAAGTACCATCTTTTCGCTTGCTCCCAATATCTACCCAATTTTGTCTGAACCATTCTTTTAGACCTCCTTTTTTCATGCCAGCAGGGACACAATTAGGAACTAACTTACCGCCTTTTTTTTTCATTCCTTTTTGTTCATAGCCAACCCAACATGAACCTCTTTTTGACATTAGATCATTCCTTTGTAATATTTCTCGTAAGATTTATTAGAAATTTTCTTTCCGTCTATTTCACTTTTAATGTATGAACCAATATATTTTCCCATACTCGCCTTAATCATTTTTCCTTTTGCAGCAGGTTTTGGTCCTCTGAAATCTTTTCTTTTTACTCCAGAAGGATCTTTTATTTTACCTGCACATATTTTAGATGCGTAAGCATTAGCATAGGCGCTAGGGTATACCTTAAATTTTCGCTTCGCTGCAGCTTTACCTCTTGGACATAATTTAGTCATCATTAACTCCTGTTAAATTTTGTGCGGCCGCATTGAGAGATGTTCTCTCCTGTTTACGGTTGTACAACTTTTTTGATTTTATCACTTTAGGTCTGTAAGTTCTAGACCTTACGAGTTTTGCGAATGGATTCTTTGGCGTTTTTTGCAATTTTTACCACCTCATTTTTACCCATCACTTTAGCACGTTGCTCCATAACAGTTAAGATCTGTATTTTCCTTGCAAAAGATTTATTTACGTTTTTTACTTTTTTTACAGTGGCTCTAGCATCGGCTGGGGTAGCAAATTTTATACCCACAGTATCTCGTGGGTTTTCATCAGTATATAATCTTCTACCAGTCCCTTTAGGCTTCTTTCCAGTGCCTTTCTTAGGATCTGCCACGCTTCATATCCTTAATATGTTTTTTTATTATTTTAGATTGCTTCTTGTGTAGTTTAGATGCCTTATTTAAAGCAGAGGCCACTTTCTTTAATTTGCCGTTTTTCATACCACCCTTTGAATAAATTTTGACTTTTCTTTTTTCTCCACGAGCACCTCGTAATTGTCCCTCTACTTGTTTAGTCATTTGTGATCGTCCTATTGGCATATTATTCTAACCATGGTATATACGATGTCTTACCATCAATTCGATTTGCACGCAACCATTGTTGTCTGTTTGTATTTCTTGAATAACTGCAATGAATCCACCCCGACGAAGGTTCGCCATCTTTGTAAAATTCAAGGATACCTTGGTCTACTTCTAGGTTATCTCTAATCCATCTTGCAAGTTCTCTATTGTCTACACCTGGTATTTCAAAATCAGCAGCAGCCGCTTCTTTATCTGCAACATGTTGACTGGTAATTTTACTACCAATTTCTACGCAAAGCTGAGCACATCTAAATCCGCTGGATATGATTAGGGGCTTGTCAAAATGAGAACGTATCGGTTGAAGAACATTTACTGCAAGAGCTTTTAAATTCTCGATTTGTTCAGGACTAGGATTGTTATTTATTCCTTTACGTTCAGCAACTTGGCTTTTGGTAAGCTCGTCTAAAGTTATGTTAGCTGTTAATTTCATTTGTTCTCCTTAATTTTATAAAACATATCGTCTGTATCATCTGTTACCCAATCTTTGTTTTCGACAGACCACTCTGTAGTTTGCACTTTAAAGTCTGGCCAAGATCTGTCAGTAGTATAATTAGAAACACTCCACAAGATACGATTATTAGGCTGAGCAGCATAATTGCCGTTATCAAGCGCCAAAATATGTGCACACTTATGTTCTTGAGGAATTTCAGAATGCTCACAATCAATTTCATTAACTTCTGGGCTCGCCCAGTCGATTGTAAATTGATATTCTCCTGCATAGAATTTTTTATCTTTCCCTAAAAATTTACCACGTTGACCGCTAAGAAAATCAAATTCAGTAACAGAAGGATAATAACTAAAACAGTTCCACAGTTCCAACTGGTCAACTGACATATTGGGCACTTCGGCTCGATGAAACGATTTTTGGAAAAACGCTGAGATAGGCAAGCGCCAATAACACGCGCCGTTGGGTAGCATACAGTGAAAAAGTAATGAACGGCCCGTAATGCTCGCCATGCCAAAGATGACACAATCAAGACTTTCTTTTTTATACTTAGAATCCAAATCATATAAGTATTCTTTCTTTACTTTAGCATACACTGTGGGAATGTTGATGTTAAGATAGGCCATAAATTATTTATTATCATTCAAAACCACATAAATCACTATGCAAAATAGAACAAAAGCAACAATGGTATTTACAGGTATAAATGATTCCATCAGTCTAATATTATTTTTTTAATACTTTTTTGACCCATGTATATTTCTGTCTCTGCTTTTGATTTTATACATTTGTAACTTACACTTGGGTTGTAATCTCTTTCTGCAACTCTCTTACCACGTAAGCAGGTTGCCATATTATCTTGTATTCTATGTTCTTTAATCTCTCCGTTAATAAACATCAAAAGAGCTACTACAGTTTCTATCATTTTTTCTCCTTGTAATTATCTAAAGTTATTATATCTGGATTTTCTTTCATGTATTGATTTTTTAAAACAGTCCAGTAACTAATTTTTGGATCAAAATCTCTTTCTCCATCAAAGTGAGATGATGACATTACACCCACTTTCATGCACATATTAATTAACTCTGCAAATTCTGGTGGTGGAGGATTTATTCTAGGCACCCTTTTACATTCTTTAATAACTTCTAATTGAGTCTTAATTTTCATTTGTTTTTCTTGTTCAGCAATAAATTCATCTGTGCACGCTGTTCCTAAATATTTTCTGTAAGTAAATCTCAACAATCTATCATCTTCAGTGTTTTCATAATTATTACTAGGACTATAATGATTGTAGTTGTACTGATCATCTCTTTGTTCTACGGAAACATCAAAACTACCTTGACTACACGTGTTTGTACCATTGTTAAGATACTCGTTTCTCGCTTGTGCAGCTGTACAAAGTAAAAAACTAACGATTAAGATCCTTAATATCATATTCATGCTCCCTCACTTGATCTGCTAATTGTCTATATAAATTTTCTGCCATTTCCCAAGTAGCTTCGGCTGCAGATAATCTTGTTGCTGTGTCAGTAAGTTTTTCCTTTGCAACTTCTAGGTCTCTTTCTAAATTTACTAAGGTTTGTTTATTTGCTTCAATAGTGTCTGTGAGATTAAGAACATATCTAATAGAAGTAAATGTTCCAGCAAGTATAGCTGCTACCACGGGAACAATAACTATGTTTTTTTTGATCCATTCAAATCTAGATAATTTAATTTTTTTCTTTACCATTTGCAAATTCTCTTTGTCTATCTTTTAATTTTTCAATATCATTTGTAGCTTTCTCTACTTGTTTTTGTAAAAACTCTATATTAACTTTATTATGCATACCATCTTCTATAGCTTTATTTAATCTATCTACAGACTTATACAAATCCTCCACCAACATGTAGAGCTCTGCCTCTCCAGAAGACTTACCTAATTGTCCTCTTGGATACTTAATCCTAAATTCTGTGTTTTGCTCTAAATCTTTTTCAATTAACTCTAACTTTGTCGAGTGCGAATTTAAGGTCTCATGTAAGCCAAAATACGCCCACGTTCCAATCGCAACCATAGCGATTAAGCTAGCAACTGTCTTCATAGGCATTTGCACTTTTGCTTCTTCGCTAATTTTTAGAGCCATAAATTACCTATTAAATTTTGATAATAGTTTATCCCAAACAGATTTAATTTTGTCCCAAACTTTTTTTAACATTTCCATCTCCTTCTTGCTTGTCTTAATCTAGAATTTGGATCTTTAGCTGCTTTAGGAAACTTTTTCATTTGTCCTAGTGATCTTGCACAAAATGATTTACGTCTCTTTGCATCTTTAGATCCAGGTTTAACTTTTCCTGTAACTGCTGTTTTAAGTTTAGATCCAGGGTTATCTCGTCTATACTTAGCAACACCAGCTGCTGTCATCCCCGCTCCACTTTTTGTAGAACGAAAATATTTTTTGCTTCGTGGAGGCATTGTATCTCCTCCACGTTTAAGGCCCATAATTTCCATACGGCCATTTTTCATTTTACGTGAATGTTATTGTTACACCACCAGTACCACCAATAGTAGCATGAATACCTTCTGGAAATAAAATACCACTTCCAGGAAGATAAAAATCTAAACCTTCTTCACCAAAAAGATAAGTAGCTATGGTAGTTCCTGAAGCTCCACCACTTTTGAAAATGATAGAACCACTAGCTGAATTACCTTTGGCTTGTATTGAAGTCAATCTTGCTCGCTGAGTCGTTGGCACCATTTGTGCCGTAGACGTAGCATGAGCACTCGACTGGTCTGATGAAAAACTTGATCCACCCATAATTTTTTTCTCCTATAGTTCGTGGCTCCCGAAGGAGCCACTAATTATTTATTAGCTCCAAGGATTAGCAAATGTTCCATTACCAATCAATTGTGCACTAACTTGCCAGATTAAACCATCAACTGCTCTACATTGAATTTGAGCACCTTCTAGTCCACCTTTAGTTGTAGCTGTTAATGTAAGAGTGTCAGTCCCACCTGCATTAAATGCAGTTACAGCTCCTGGATCAGTTGCTGTGTTGTTGTAGATTGCCATTCCTCTGAATACATCAGCTGTTGCTCTACCTGCTGCAGTTCCTGCGTTTAAAACGAAAGTATTACTACTTGTTAAACTTGTAGTAACAATAAATTCGTACATAAGTCCAACTCTATTTGTTGAATTAGGATCGTCTGATCCTGCAACAGCAGCTGTAGATGTGTCGATTATTGAAGGTAAATTAAAGACAGTATTAGTATTTCCAATCTGTATAATTTTACCTTGATATTTATCGATACCGGCGATGTCTGTTCCACCATCAACTGTTCCAGTTATCGATTGTGCCATTTCTGGACCTGTTCCTAAGAATCCTCTTAAAGATCTTACTGGTCCACTAAATGTTGTTCTAGCCATAATTTCCTCCTATGTGTATAGCCATTGTACTATGCCGTCTCTATACCGTCTGCCTAGCCAGTCGACATAATAATTTAATCTAGGTTGTTTCATTATACATAAAAAAAGGGGCGATGTGAACACCGCCCCTTAAATGAAATACTATAAGTTAGTATTTGCTAGATTATAACTTACCGTTACCAAAGACACATCTTGGATCTGAAAATCCAAATGAATATCTTTCTCTAGCTTTAAATCTAACGTTACCAGTATCGAAGTCACCTTCCATTGCAGTTTTGATCGGTGCTCTTAC